CGGCGTATAGCCGTTCGACTGCAGCACGACGCCCTGCCCGGTCCGGTCGCGGCCCAGCCAGAAGTTCGTATTGGCGCCCTTGGCGACCGAGAACTTGGCGGCACAGCCGACCTCGAGGAACCCGCCCGGCACGCGCTCGAACGGGAACAGGCTGGCGCCGGTATTGCCCCAGATCTCGACCGACTGCTCGCCGAACAGCCAGACCTCGCGGTGATCGCTGACTATCGCGATCAGGTTGTCCGGTGCGCCCTCGGCGTCTGCGACGTCTAATGGGTCTATGGTCGACAGGTCGCCCAGGCTCGTGATGCCGAAATAGCCGTCGTTCGAGGTCGTGAACAGGACATATTGGTCCTGGTACGTCAGGATCGACGAGTTCGGCGCCCCGGCAACGGCGGCAATGGCCGTGCCGGTGAGCGAGACCCAGTGCCAGCCGTCCTGATGGGCGATGGCGAGCTGCGTCTCGTTGTGCACCATCGACACCCGGCCGGTGTTGTTCGGCAGGTTGCCGAGCGTCGCGACGATGCCGAAGTACTGGTCGAGCTTGTAGACGATCGAGCCGATTACGGCATAGAGATACCCGAACGCCTCGTGGATGCCGCGGACCTCCCCGCCAGACTCGAATCGGTTGATGAGCCCGGGCGTGCCATAGAATGCGCCCACCTCGTCCGAGTTGCCCTCCGTCATCTCGGGATAGATGTTGATGGCCGTCTGCGAGGAGAGCGTCTGCGCCCGGCTCTGGTAGGCTTGGCCGAGAAACGGCAGTTTCACGCGATCCTCGTCGCGAGCTTGCTGCCGCGCGTGTAGCGGCGCCGTTCCTGCTCGTTCACCGCCGTCGCCAGCGTCGTGTACTTCTGCTCCCAGACCGGAGTCCGCTCCATTTCGCCGACGAACGGCCCTGACTCTGCGAGCGAGGCATAGAGGAACAGGTCCGGGTGCCGTGCGAACAGGGTGTTGGTCACCGGCAGGGTGTTGAAGGTGTAGGAGAAGCCGAGCCTGATGTCCTGGAAGCGCCGGTAGTACTGCCCGGTCAGGACTGTCCCGTCCGCCTGCGTTGGGTAGAAGGTCATCTCGTCGGACTTGAAGCTGTAGTAGACGGGATGGTTCCTCGACTCGTTCTGCAGGTTGATCTGGTTCTGAACCGCCTCGAGTGGCGCGTAGACCGCGGTCACGTAAGTTCCGAGCCACACCGAGCCGCGCAGTTCGAGGAAGTCGGTCGGCAATACGGCCAGGTTGCCGCTGACCGTCAGGGACAGCGCCGTGTCCTGCGTGGACGAGCGCACGTCGCGGTAGATGCGCTGCTCGCCGGCGCCGATGATGAGGTCGAGCACGTCGACCGACAGGTCCGAGGTCGAGATGTCGTCGCCGTCGAGCATGACTTGCACGGAGTTGCGGAAGGCAGCGTAGTTGCTAAAGTTCACCGATTCTCTCCTGTGCGCGCGTCACGATCCGCACCGGGTCCTCGCCGCAGCAGTTGAGCGACCTCAGGAGCGCTGCGTGCCAGTGCCACGAGGCGGGATCGTCGGCGTAGTGCTTGAGGCCCGGGACGCCTAGCGTGTGGTGGTAGACGTGTGCCGGCCCCGGCGGATCTTCGCCCACCAGGTGGTTCCAGTCCGCAGGGAGCGCCCCGATCTGGTGATCCTCGAGCCACGAAAAGCGGTGCAGGTCAGCAGGACCAGCTCCTGCAACAGTGCCACGATCAAGCCAGCGATTAGCAAAGTGAGCGCAATTCCACAGCACAACGCTCGACCAGTTCTTGCGGGGATAGTCAACATTGTCGCTCTCGATGCTCGAGCCGATGTACTTGCGGCGATGCTTCGTGCGGTAGTCGTGCTGCACGACGCAGACCGCCTTGTCTAGGTAGGTCTCGGTATAGGACCACAGCCGCGCGATGTCCTCGCGGCAGACCATGTCGCCGTCGAAAAAGAGCGCCCAGCCCCGGTAGTTGCACAGCATGGGAACCAGGTAGCGGCTGAAGATGAAGGCGTTGGTCCCGTCGCGCTGGCCGTCGAAGTCGTCGAGCATCGGCCGGTGCAGCGGCACGAATGCTACCGGGCGTGAGGCGTGCTCGAGCACCGATTGGCAGAAGGTGTGGTACGCGACCGCCTCGCGCGGGTCGTAGCCGACGAATACAGGAATGATTGAATTGTCCATGCTCAGTTCGTTGCGTGCTGCTCAGCAGCCTCCCCGGTCATCCACGCTTTGCGCTGCGGCCCCTTGTAGTGCCAGATGCGCGCCTGTTCCGACGTGTCGTGCTGCTTGTTCGGCGTCCAGTTGAATACCGTCCCGGGCAGCGACAAGACGTGATAGCGCCTCTGCGCCGCGATCTCTGCGACGGCGAGTTGATCGCCCCACCAGTGCTGCCGTGCCTCCGGCTGGCGCCTCAGCCACTCGTAGCATTCCTGCCAGAAGGCCGGTTCGCGGCTGAACATGACGCCGGTGTTGAACGGCATGAATGGCGCGATGTCCACGCCGTCCGGGTCGAGGCACTTGTATTCCATGCGCTGGGTGAGCGCGACGTCGAACGGCCGCTCCCAGACGTCGGCGAGCGGCTTCTTGACGATGATGTCGGTGTCGAAGCTCACCCACTCGCGATAGGGCGACAGCGCCAGGTGCTTGAGGCGGTACGGCATCAGCGGCACGCGCATCGGTACCCTGACGACGTCGTCGACGCCTTCGACCTCGGGAGTCCTGAGGTCCGACATCTGCACTACCGGATACCCGGTCACGCGGCCCACCGACTCGACCATCGCCGCAGCCCACGGCTGCTCGCCGACCAGGATGAAGACCGCTACGGGCGTTCCCATATCCGGTCCCGGAACGCCCAGGCCGTGGGGCGATAGCCGCGCCCGGAGAGCCAGTCGTGCAGGTCCGATGCCTTCTGGCCGAATCGCTTGACGTGGCCCTTGTCCTCGACGATGACGGTCGGGCCGTACTTCTCGACGGTCGCCGCTGCACCCTCGAGCGCCACGAGTTCCGCGCCCTCGACGTCGAGCGCGATCAGGTCGCAGGCCGGCAGGCACAGCGAGTCGATCGTCATGACCGGGATCGTGCCCTCGCCCTCGACCCAGTGTCCGCCGGCATTGCCCGCCACGTAGTGCAGGCCGATGGTCCCGGCCTCACGGCCGAACGCGGCCCGGAACGCGTACACGTTCGGGGCCGGGCAGTTGAGCGCGAGGCAGGCGAAGTTCTCCCAGTCGGGCTCGGCGGTGTAGACCGCGTCGAAGAAGCACGCGAGCTTCGACGGGAACAGCCCGCAGTTGCCGCCGGCCTGTACGCAGACGCGCCTGCCCTGAACGTGCTTCAGCCATTCGTGCTCTACCAGGGAGGATTCCTGCACGGCGGCATCGGCACAGACGGTATCGGAAGCCGGAAAGAACCAGTTCCCGACCCGCTTGAGCCTCAGAGGCCCGGCTTCGGCTTTAACGGCGGACATTCGCCCTTCCCGTAGACGTGCATCAGCTTGACGCGGTTGAGATTGCGGTACTTGTGCGGCACGGTGTAGAACTTGTTCTGCACCTGCATCACGTAGCCGTCCTTCGTCTTCAGCACTTCGAAATCCATCATACGATCTGCACTCCTGCCTGATCCTCTAGGCGTGGCTTGGCATGGCCCACCACGAAATAACTGCCGTCGCTCGCGAGCTGGATGGTCTGCAGATCGAAGCGATCCCAGAGCTTCGGCACCCACCACTGCATCGGCTGCTGCGTCAGGTGCGCGTTCCGGCCATCGGATAGCGTTTTCTTTGCGGGGCCGGTGTAGAACGTCACGAAGATGACCCCCTCGCACAGCCGCGCGAGGTCGTCCAGCACCCCTTCCAGGTGCTCTGGCTCGACGTGCTCGAGCACGTCGATGCAGGCGACCATCTGCGCCGGCATCGGCTCCTTGCAGAACTTCGGCACGCCCGGGTCATAAGCCTGATAGGTGAGCTTGTGCCTGACCTTCAGGTTCTTGGCGAGGTTGACGTTGGCGCCGCAGCCATAGTCAAGGAGATGCGTGACTTCCAGCCGGTTGATGATCTCCGAAACCAGCGGGGCGTAGGTGATCGACACCGTCCCGTAGTCGGTCGTCTCGTGGAGCCGTTCTTGCTCCCGTTGGTACTCGCTCGAAATACGTCGCCAGTTCTCGGGCTGCGCGCTCAATCTCTTTCTCCCAGTGGCCTGTCTGTTCCTGCCGGATGACCCGCAAGCAGTCGTACCAGGGTATGGTGTCGTGTGATGTACCGTACCGCCATTGCGTGGCCACCGGCAGGAGAACGGAGACCGGCACGCCGAGCGCCCCTGCGGTGTGAGCTACGGCCGTCTGGATGCACAGCACGTAGTCCAGCGAGGCGATCAGCGCCGCCGTGTCGTCATAGTCTTTCGTCAGAGTCCCGTAGGGGTACTGCTTGAGGTCCACATTCGGGTACTGGGTACGGAAAGCGGATATCTCTGAGGTCGCATCCTTGTACTGCAGCGATACATAGTGTGCATTGAGCGCCGTGAAGACCGGCAGAAAGTCCGTTAGTCCTAAGCGGCGGTTCCGCGAATTCGTCTTCGGTATGCCACCTGTCCATGCGATTCCTATCACCGGCTTGCGCTTGGCCGCGAACAGCGACATCCACATCCGCACCCGGTCTGGGTCTGGCCTCAGGTACGGCGTCC